CGAAACGGTGCAAACGTTAGTGTGGGAGCTCAGCTATACGCTGTGGCACCTACCGGCTCGCTTTGGATTGTTCGCGGTTGCTGTTGTGTTTTTGGTCGGATCCGCCAAGTCAGAGTTGGTCACGTGCCCGGTCGGTGCGCTTTATTGCGCGGACCGGTTCGCTCCAATCAGCTACCAGGGCCCCTTGCCGTTAACGGCTGGGTCATCATTTGGGCTGCCTGGGTACGTGGCCGAGGTTCCGTACAAGGATCTCGGTAAATTTTGTGTTGTGTCAGTGAAGGATGTGGTCGACGACTACAATCCTGATGCACACAAATTGTTCGCAATTGGCATTGTTTTTGGCTATGCTATTCCGTCAGTGGCGGTTAGTTGCCAACAAAACATGTTGACGGCAGCACACAATCGTCAGTGTGCACTCGTCCCTCAAGAGGATGAGTTAGTCTTCGAACGATACGCGCAGGCGTACCTCGGTGACTTTGCAAAGTACGTCTTTGACGTCATTCACGTAAGCTACGACGAATGGAATGCCCGATTCCCGGGGTCTCAGCAGCTAGCGCACAATTTTGCGCGCAGCCAGCTTGAACAAGACTCGGTTTCGATGGCGGAGATTCTCGAACGTGATGTGTTTAACAAGGTCGAAAAGATCTGGAAACGTAAGCCATACGATCCGCGCTGCATTTGCGGTGCGTCAGACTGGTGGAACGTTATCACAGGGCCGTGGACTCTCGCTGTTGCGAAAGCCATAAAGGCACGACTTGGTTACAACAATGACGTCTTTTACGCATCGTCGACCACCTCAGCGCAGCTGGGCTCGTGGTTCGCCACCGCATGTAAGTTCGGTGGGCGAGCACTCTCGGGTGATGATCAAATCATCATTGTGTGGGATTCGGAACTTGGCGTGATTTTCATCGAGGCAGATGGGTCGCGCCATGATTCCCACATGAATAAGGGTTTTCATGGCCTTAAATGGAGAGTGTACGAGTCAGTCTGTGGCGGTGTTGCTAACATGCCTCGGAGCATTATGGATATCTACAAGGAGGGTCAGCGCTTCACTAGTGCAAAGAGCCGGACGGGTGTGCGTTTTTCGCACCCGTATCGTGTGCGCTCTGGTGACAACGACACTTTCATTGGTAATACCACGTGCACCGACATGATCGCATTTACTACGACAAATCTTTTCCACGAGTACCGCTCTCAAGGGCGCTCGTTGGGTGATGTTCGGGATGCGATTGCCAGTGAGTTGAAGAAATCGCTGGGGTATGTACTGGAGTTGAAGGTGACACAGGAGCAATCCGATGTCACATTTCTAAGCGGGTATT